CATCAAGGGTGAAGAGGAAGAAGAGTTAGATATATTTGAACAGGCTTTCGCTCAGATGCGGGCTGGAGAAGAAAAAGTCGGACCTTATGACGACGGTTATCCCGCTGACCAAGTGACTATGGATAACAAAGGGTATGAACAAAGCCTGTTCTTTATGAAGAATCCTAATACAGGTAAACTTGAACATAGAAGATTACATGAAGATAGCGATGGAGGCGAACACCTTACATTCAATACTAAAAGCGCATTTGCGCCGTTCTTACCCAGACCTATGGAGGTCATTGATTCTAAGTTTAGCGACAAAGCACAAGTAGATTTTGCCCACCCCGAACACGCAATTAACATCCATTCTGCTGGTTTCGCTAACCATTTTAATAAAGATGTAGGAACTAACAATTTCTTTTCTCGACACGCTCAGTCACTCAATCCAGCGGTCACTAACTTACATCTAAACGAATATGAAGGAGCAGTCGATGAGTTAGATGACAAATCACAGAACGATATCAAAAGAAAATTAAAGGGAGAACAAAGTGGTATGTTTAAAACTCACAATCCGTTTACTTTTCGAGGCGGTCACGACCCTGCTGCTCGTGAGAAAGATGCTGGTAAGGATGCAGTTTTGATAGCGCATCATAAACATCTTGCTGGTCCTCCGGGCACACCTGTAGAAATAGGTCAGGTTGGTAATGTTCACAGACCAATGGACAAAGAAGTTTACCTACCGTTAACATACGGTGAAGGTTATGTTAACATGAGCCCTGCCAACAAAGTAAGGGCTAAAAATTTAAAGCGTCAAATCGCAGATTTAGAAAACACCGCCTCTCAAGAAGAGGGTGAAGCCAGTCAAATAATTGAAAACAAATTGATTGAGTTAGAAGAAGAGTTAGAAGGTATACCTACACTTGAGCCTAAGATGTTCGGCGGTAGTATGCCACTAAGCACCAAGATGTTATTAGAAAAGTTAGAGGCTGATGACCAAGCCTATGCAGATTTAGCCAAGCAAAAAGCCGCTGAGTTTCCAGAACTGTTTGATAGAAGTCTACCCCCTGACATAATCGAGGGTAACCTAAGACAGTTTGCTCGAATGCTAAATGATTATCTTCATCAGGCTCCATCAGAAGCACACGGTTTGAATTCACTCACATCCAGAGACGAGTATGATGAAAAAAAGATGACTGAAGTTATTAATCCGATTGCAGAATCTGCTAAGGGTTTTGCTCATAATAGTGATGTTGTTTTTAGTATACAGGATTTTATTAGAGCAGGTGGTGACAATAATATTGATAGATATTTAGGGGGATTGGCTGAAAAGTTAGGAATGAACCCAGAAGATTACCACACTCAAGAAACTATGAGGCATTTTTATCAAGACATCATATCTCCCTACATAAACGATTTACAGCAACAAGGGTTAAGAGAAGAATTGTTAAATTTCAGTATGCCCATACAGACAATTGGTAATTTTGCTAAGCGTTATTTTGATACACCAAATGCTGACTTTGGTGCGACGCTTGAACAAATGAGGAAGACTAGAGGTTTTAAAACCGAAGATGCTAAGAATTTAAAGAATATGATTGACGGTTTGAGAAATGCATTAGTGCCGCATAGAAGAGGTATGGGTGGTACAGAAAAGGCTGGTATCGATGAAAGAAACTATCAGATGGGTTTTGACATACATCACGCTGTCAATCCTGACGAAAGGGAGCACGAATACTTCAAAGAAAAATTAGCCGCTTTGCAGGAATTAGAAAGTAAAGCGTTCACTGGCCCTAAGCGTAATAAAGTTCAAAATCTTATTAAAAATTTCAAGCAGAGGATGATTAACTCTAGTTTAGTATTAGACGATACCACTAAACAAAGATTACAAGATAAACACGCTGAAAAATATGGCGAATCTTATAGAAAAGGTAAACATTTTGATAGCACTAACAAGTCTTATAGAATTCAACAAACTCTCGATTCTTTGATTTATAGTGACCCATTTATCGAGCCGGGCGCTGCTCCTGCCACAGTCATTGCTAGGCGGATTGACCCGGCTACTAAACCGATAGAACCAGTTGGACCAAATGCTCACAATATAGTTGCTTCGACTTACAACTCATCTGGTAAGCGAATGGAGTTTGGTCACAATGTTCCTGTTACTTTCGATTATAAGATAGGTAAAGACGGGAAGATACAAATAACTCATCTACCTGAACCTAAGCGTGAGAGGTTGGTTCAGCCGACAATGGGTATATGGAGGGGAGCAGGTTTGACTGATGTGCTGTACGGAACTGATTGGAGACAATATCACATAGATGAAGACCAGTCTACTTTGTCAAGACATGGTAGGAAAGAAGATAATAGAGCCTTTGCTAAGTCAGACGCTAACTTAGCAACACTTACCAATCCTGATATTATTCGTAAAGATATAGCCAAAGAAGTACCCATCTTACAACCGATGCATCGTATCTTTGAACTAGGCGACCTTGAACACTTGCGTGGTTTTACAGGAGACTGGATAGTATCTGTTATGCCAGAAGGCGAAAGAGGCTTTGTCAAGAAAGAGGATGATGAAGTTACTTCGACTAATTTTACTTTATCAGATGAAGATAAAGATAATTTTAAGAAAGTAACTGATAATGATTATCATTTAGATGTGTTCAAAACCGAAGAGGGCTACTATATTTTTGATGTTCTCAAGTATGACGACAAAGAAGTACACGATGTACCAATAGATGACCGAATCAAAATACTTAGAGGTGGTTTGGAAGGTGTTGAGAATGTACATGTTCCGAGCGCTAGTGATACAAGACTTACAGACGATGCTGGCCTCAAAGTCACAGTAGAGGATTTGCAGAAAGAAAATGAGAAGTTGTTACTTCGTGATGCTAAGTCTACTTACATGGCTGGTGAACTTCGACACCCTAAGTGGGTGCTGCTCAGTCCGGGCAACGATGTCGTGCTTAGAGTATTAGAGAGAAGAGGTAACGGTCCTTACACCTATCGATTGGGTACTGGTCCAGTTACTAAAGACGAAGAGTTAGGTGACAGGGCTGTAGAGGCTGACGGAGAAGTCTACATGGATGTCGGCGCTGCATTTGACAGTGATGAAAAGTACAACGAGGGTGACCATGTTAGAGTCAATGTCAGTAATGTAGGTGAATCAGAAACAGCCGAAGGACAGAAGTTGTTTACCGTAACTGGCTCTAAGATTGAAGAAGAGGCTGAGGGAGAAGGACTCGTTAGTCAAGAAACTTTAGGTTTACTTGCTAAATCAGAAGATTCTCAATGGCTCTGTGAAGTCTATAGAGCGGGTGGTGGAATTAGAGTAACTATGCCACAAGGTGATGTAGTATACAAGTGTACACAGTCTGGTCAGTCTTGGACAGCACACAGTCCTTTGGCTTCTAACGGTTATCTGATTCGTATGTCTGAAAGTCAAAGACCTTACTGGGCACCAGTTGCTGGTGCTTTGCTCAAGGCTAATGTACAGATAGCGGCACCTGTTGAAGAACAAGAAGACAAGGCCGAGGTTCATGAAACAGAAGGTGACGGTAAGCCACTCACTCCTCCTAAGAAAATACCAGACGCTGAGTGGTGGGCTAAGCAACAGAAAGACAAAGTGCTAGTCAAAGGTCTACAGTTAGTAGAGAAGTTACTCAAGAGTGGAGTGGGTGCAGTAGGTCAGTCAAGTACTGGTACTATGGGGCTCGGTATTGATTACGCTACCCCTATAGAATCACCTATGGGGCCTACAAACTTACATGACAAGAAGACTATGCCAGATTATGATGTAAGAGATATGGAAGAAGATTCTTCTATAGATGAAGATACTGAGGAAAAGAAAGAGTCTAAACACATGACTGTGCCCACAGAAGAGGGCGTATTAGAAATAACAGAGGACTCTGCTGTATTCCGTACTTAGTTAAATAGTATGAGTGGTGTCTATAGAAACAATGACAGCCAGTTCCATGCTGAGAACCTCCCCGGTTAATCATGGTGGTAGCATTAATTTAATCAAGGCAGATAATGACTTGGTAATTGCTGGATATGCATCTGTAGAGATGGTAGATAAGCAAGGTGACCTGATTACTAGAGGTGCATTGAAGAACGCTTTTGGCGACTTTATGAAAGCAGATGGTTACCGAAATGTACAACTCGCTCACTCTAACATACAAGTTGGAGAAGTGATTCCACAATACACTGACACTGATGGTCGTGTTTGGAAATCCGGTGTCGATGATGCTGGTATGTTCGTAGTCATTCAACTACGAGATGATATAGAAAAGGCAAGAGAAGTTGCCAAAGAGATTCGCAAAGGAGCCCTTAGAGGTTTCAGTATTGGAGGACAAGCATTCAAGAGAATGCGAAAGAGTGATGCCAGTCATGGCGATTACACTGAAATTTCCAAACTGGAACTACATGAGGTTACTATTTGTGAGAAAGGTATAAACCCGGAGGCGACATTCCGTATATTGAAGGAGGATACTGATATGACAGAAACAGATGCAATGACTGAATTGTCAAGTGTATTAGACAGATTGAATGGCCGCCTTGACGCAATGGAAAAGGGCGAGAAGGGCGAGATGCCAGCAGGTCTTAAAGAACACTTGGATGACAAGAAAGACGAAAAAGACGAAAAAGACGAGGCGAAAGAAATGGCCGATAAAGACGAAGAAGAAAAGATGTACGGTGCTGAGCACAAAGAAGACATGGCAAAAGGAGAATATTCCGATGTCATTTCTAGTGAATACTTGAACTGGATGGAAAACACCCTAAAATCACAAGGTGTTGACATCGGTGGCGCAAGAAACCATTTCGATAATGTCTCTAAAGCCAACCTAGGTAGCACACCAGAAGCAATTGGTGACGGTGCTGACTACTTTGCTGGACAAGTTAAGGGAAGAGCCCAAGAAGGCGGAAACCCATCAACTGGTGCAGTCGGTAAACTTGGCAGCAGTGGCGGCGCAGTAGCAAAAGGCTACTTGCACCCAAGCACTGTTTCTTCTACTGATGTAGAAGCAGCCTATGAAGTATACAAAGCAGCGGCTCTTGAAGAACAATTCAAGAACAACCTAAGCGGAGTATTCGCTGACAGACTAAACAAAGAACTTACCTCAGAAGCACAAGCAAGAGAAGCCGCTTCCTTTGACGCAAGAACACCTCTTGCTAACATCGAAAAGGCTCTATCTGACTTGAGTTCAAGAATAGACGGAATCTCCACTGCTGCTCCAGAAGCAACAATTCGTAAGAGCAGTGACATGTCCAGAGTTGAAATACCATCAGCCGAGGAACTTAACTCAATGAGTTGGGATGAGGTACACAGATTAGCAGGGAGCGTCTGGAACTAGATAAGGAGGAATATATATGGCAAGAAATTATATGAGAACAGTAAATGATATGGAGCGTTATTATTATGGCGCTGGGCAAAGTATGGGATATTCCTACAGTGGTTCTGAACTACTAAAGGCAGATGCACCTATGCTTTCCACTACAGCGGGAACATACCAAGCAATATACGGTAGAAAAGTATGGAGTCAATTGAACCAAGAGTTCAACGCATTCTCCATCCTACCTAAGAAACCTTGGGACAGAAGTGGATGGCGTGTTGTAACCGCTAAGCCTTCTGAAACAGTTGGCGGAGGAATTGCAGAGAACGGTACTCTACCGGAAACTCAAAAACCAACTTTCCAAAATGTTGCAGCAAAGCCAAAAACCATCGCTCACTCATTCGATATGTCTGAGATGGCAATTTTCCTAAACGATA